CTAAAAGTTCCCATTAGATTTTGCCTTTTCAATAGTATCTTCCATAGCTTTTCTAATCACTTCAGCTTGAGTAATATTTAAACTTTTGCATGCATTCTTGAATTGGATAACAAAGTCATTTTTAAATGTTGCTTTTACAACTTTCATATTCTCTTTTTTCCACTCTCTTTTATACTCGTTTTCATTAAAATTAGACATTGGTAGAACCTCTTTTCTTATAGAATAAGTAAGCAATGATCATACAAGCGAAACATATCCATTTAATGATGTCAAAGGTAGTTGGATTATGGAACTCGCCAGTAAAGCCTTCAAAAATAATAAAAACTGAAAAAGATACTACTATATAATCAATTAGTTTCATTTGAATGCAATAGATGAATATGGTATATTATAAGTGATAAGGGAGATGAGATTTCTCTCATCTTTTCCCTTTTTTAGACTTCTTGGAACTCTTAGTCTTTTTACAAGTTGTAATGATTAGGCAAATCGCACTTGTTATTGCTAAAAATGCTTCCGAGAGGTCTTTTATTATTTCACTCAGTTTTTCATCCATCTATTTACCTCCTTTCTTCACAATATTATTATAACATAGTAGTACCACTATGTCAACTATATATAACACTGCCTTTTTATCAAAAAAATAAAGCAGTGTTTTTTTACACAAAATATTAAATTGTCAAGAAAAATAACGTAATCCGATATGAAATATCCAAAATTGATACATGAATTTCAATTAGTTAGTATTCCTGATATTTTGGAATTGGAAAGATTTATTTATTCTTTATAAGTCTTTCCAATGCATTTGAGTTCTTTGTCATAATATCTGTTATGGTTGTTAGATCATCGTCGTTATCAACTGAATTAATTAGACATCTAAATTCAACAAAAAAATCAAACAATAACTTCTTGTTTTTGTCGGTTTGTTTTAAACAAAGATTAGAGAGTGCTTTCATAGAAGTTAAAAAATCTTTATCAATTTGATCCATAATTTCTTCATCATCCCAAAGCATAGGTTCTCGAATATCTGTTTCACCACGCAAGTATGATCCAGATACATTAAATACTTTTTCTAAAGCAGCCATTGCTTTTGAGTTTGGCTCTCTAACTTTATTTTCATAATTAACTATAGATTTAAAAGAAATACCTGAGATGTTTGATAATTCTTTTTGAGTTAATCCTTGTTCTTTTCTTAGTAATTTTATTCTTGATGCAATCATATCTTTGCTACTCATATTTAATCACCTTTCCTTTATTTCATATATTATCATGTATTCCCCAAAAGAAGAACAAAAAACAAAAAATAATTCCTTGACATTCTTCGTAAGGGGAATATATAATGTAGGTAGTTGAACGAACGGGTAATAAGAGGAGGCTAAACTTATGTTAATTAAAGTTAATGTTCAAAATTTAAAAATTTATCGTAAAAAAAGCGGTTTAACTAGACATGCATTAAGTTTAAAAGCTGGTCTAGGTAAAAATGCAATTTTTCAAATTGAATCTGGTCAATTCAATAAATGTAGCTCTGTACGTATTAAAGCAATTGCTGATACTTTAGGAGTTGATTATAAAAAACTAATTGTTGAGGAGGAAAAAATATGAATGAAGTTATGAGTTTTGATTTTCAAGGAAATAGTGTAAGAAGTGTATTGATAGAAGGAAATCCATATCTTGTAGCTAAGGATGTCGCAATGATTCTAGGGTTCTCAAACTCACGAAAAGCCATTATTGATCATGTAGATAATGAAGACAAGTTACATGGGGTAACGATTTGTGACTCCATGGGAAGAGAACAACAACCTGTTCTTATTAATGAGTCTGGTGTCTACTCACTTATATTCGGTTCTAAACTTCCTAAAGCAAAAGCATTTAAAAGATGGGTAACAAATGAGGTGCTGCCATCACTTAGACAGTATGGAACTTATTCAATCAACCATGACAATGAACCAAAACGAGAAGATAAAGTTTTACTCAATAATATGATTGAACTTTCAAAGAATTTATTGAAAATGACTGAGTCAACAACCGAAATATGTAAATACCTAGCTATGGTAATTAAGGAAAGCAATCATCAGTCTTCACATAAAAACGAAGATGAGCAGGAAGAAGTCACAATTGATTATTCAAAATGTAAACTTGAACAGTTTCCTGACAGTATTAAAAGAGAAGTAGATAACATGATGGAAGAGATGATCAGTCAGGAAAAATTAAATTTCAGTTTCATAGCAAGATACTGCGTAATCAGAGGATATCCAATATCTTCACCAGCAGTCAAAAGCTACTATAAAAAAACATTTAAGGAACACTAGTTCCTTCCTTAATGCAGCCACAGGCGGTCACAAGCCCGCATAGATGCAGAGTGAGGAGGTGAAACTATGGAAACTTTAACAGTGGTTGAATATGCAGAAATTAGAAATTGCACTGTTAGAAATATTAGAAAGTTAATCTCTAATGGAAAAATAAAGGCTATAGAAACTTTGAATGATAAAAACAAAAAAATGTTTCTGATTCCTTTTGACCAGTTGGAAGAGTCGGAAAAAATAAAGATTTATGAAAAAAGAGGGATATTCCAAACCAATAAAACAGTGGAATATGTTTCACAGCTTGAAGAGATGACTGCAGAAGAACGTGAAGAATGTGCCTTTTGGGAAAGAACTTTAAAGGATTGGCAGTTAGTAAGAAACAATCCAGCAGTTAAATCAAAAGTGAAAGCGGATGAGTTGTTTGTTACAAAAATGAAACTGGAACATCCTGAAATCAATATTTCCACAGATATTCTGTACAGAAAATACAAGTATCTGAAAAACGGAAATTTGAAAGGACTGATTGACAGGCGAGGAAAAGCCAAGAAGGGCATTACTAAAATTGATGATTGGGTATGGCAGGTTTTTCTTAGCTTTTACCTAGATCAGGCAAAGCATCCTATAAGGAAGTGCTATAAATATACGATGCTTTATACACAGCAGGAAAAGCCTGAACTGGCAGATGATATTCCAGCATACTGTACATTTACAAGACATGTTAAACAGGATATTGCTGATTCAATCAAGGTGCTTGGGCGTGATGGAGAAAAAGCATTTGATGATCGCTGTGCTCCATATATCAAGAGAACTTATGACACGATGGAAAGCAATGATTACTGGATCGGTGATAACCATACGATAGATGTAATTGTAGGAGATGGCGAAAAGACATTCAGATTGTATCTTACAGCGTTCATGGATGCAAGAAGCGGAATTATCACAAGCATTTATCTAACAGATGCTCCAAGTTCACAGGCTTCCATATATTCACTGAGACGTGGAATAAAGAAATATGGAATTCCTAAAAATTTGTATCTAGACAATGGTCGTGAGTTCCTGACATTCGATTTCGGTGGATTAGGACACAGAAAGAAAAAAACTTCTGAAGATAAGTTTGCTCCACCTCCTATATTGGAAAGATTAGGGATCAACATGGTCAATGCGCTAGTTAGAAACGCAAAGGCAAAAGTAATTGAGAGACGTTTCCTTGACTTCAAGAACAGTATTTCAAGGTTATTCAGTACATATACAGGTGGAAATGTAGTAGAAAAGCCTGAAATTCTCAAAATTGAATTAAAGAAAGACAATATTCCTGACAAACAGACATTCATCAAGGAAATTGAGGAAATGATTGAATATTATCTTAACTTTGAACCTTACGGCGGTGCTATTGCAGAAGAAAGAGGCATGAGAAAGATAGATGTCTATCAAAAGAACCTGCATACAAAAATCACTGCTACAGATGAGCAACTAAATCTTATGATGATGCGTTCTACAAGACCGCAGAAGGTCACTAGAAGAGGAGTTCACTTGGACATCAATGGTGCAAGAATTGACTATTTCAACAATGAATTAGTAATGCAGATGCTGAATAAACAGGTATATTTCAGATACGATCCTGATGATCTGTCAAGTGTACGTATTTATGACCTTGAAGACAGATTCATTATGGAAGTCATGGCAGATAACACTGCAGTTCTAGAGTACGGAGCTTCGAAAGAGGATGTCAAAGCTGCAATGGCTAAGACTAGATCGCTTAAAAAAGCTACAAAAGAAGCCATCAAGGGAAGCATTATTTCTAACATTGACAGAAACACTGCTCTTGAACTTGTGCTTAAGGAAGTTGAGGAGAACAAGAAAGCAGTTATTGATGAAGCCAACATTGAATTGGTTGCACTCAAGAATGAAGAACAGGCTCTTTTATACCAGATGCCTGTAGTCGATTTAGAAAAAATGAATAAAAATGCTATTAAACGCAAGGGAGGAAATGAATATGCGTAATGAGAACATAAAAGAAAGACTGGAAGCCTATATGAAGGAAAGTGGCTTGTCACAAGCCAAGATAGCACCGCTCATTGGTGTCAGCATGACTGCCTTATCGCAGTATAGAAATGGTATCTATAAAGGCGATGTAAAGGCGGTCGAAAGCAAAATTGAAGAATATATGGAAACTGTTGAGGAACAGCAGGCACAGGAAGAAAAAGCACAGCCATACAAAGCAGTTGAAGACTATATTCCAACATCAGTCAGTGAAGATATATACCGAATGATCAGATATGCACAGGTAAATGGTGGAATTGCCATTGCACATGGTGATGCTGGTATCGGAAAGACAAAAGCTGCTCAGAAGTATGTAAGAGAAAATCCTACACAGGCAATCTATCTAGAAATGAGTCCTGTCGCAGGAACGCTGGGCAATATGCTTCGCCTTCTTGCTCGCACATTGAAACTGCCTGAAAGCAGGAACAAGATGGAACTTACCCTTTCAATCAGAGAAAAGCTGGAAGGAACGAACAAAGTTATCATCATTGATGAGGCACAGCATTTAAAACTATCTGCACTTGAACAGATTAGAACACTTGCTGATCCTAATTCCATAACTGGAACAAAAGGAGTCGGAATCGTGCTGATTGGAAATACAGAAGTTTATTCAAAGATGAAAGGAAAACAGGAAGCACAGTTTGCTCAGCTTTTCTCAAGAATAAAGATGAGCAGATATTATTCAACTTCAAATGTTACTGATGAGGACGTAGAAAAGCTATTTCCAGTTTTGAAAAAACAAGGTATGAAAAAGGAGCTAGGCTTCCTAAAAGGAATCTGCAAATCTAAATGGGGCATCAGAGGAGCTACAAACGTGTATGACAACAGTATCAATAATGATGATGTATCTGTTAAAGGATTGTATGCAATGGCAAGAACTCTAGGAATTGAGGTTATTTAAATGACTGATGCAATTGTAGAAATCGTCAAAATAATTTGCGGAACAATCGTAGTTCTAGCACTTATAGGAATTTTTGAAAGCAGGAGGAAAGAGAAATGAAAAAAAGAAAACTGAAAAAAATGGTAATTGGAGCATGCCTTGGCATCATATTAGGCATCATTCTTGGGTATGTAGGAAGCAAGTTGAGTCTTCAGGATACATTCCTTATGATCACTGCATTGTTTGTATGTGTTATCGTCATATCTCTGATTTTGATTGATGATTTAGATGCAAAAATAAAAAGAGCGTACTGCGAAGGGAAAAGAGATGCACTGACATCATCACATTCGAACTGCAGATGCGCAGTAAAGAAAGACTAGGTCTTTCTCCTTAATGCAGCCGACGGAGGTCACAAGCCCTCGAATAATGCAGAGTGAGGAGGAATGAATATGAGAATCGAACGAGATGCAATGTATTTCGAGCCACGAGTCATCAATGATGCAGGTATCATACACTGGTATGGAGGTTGCTATCAGGATGTTTCTTTTCTATCACATACCACTGAAACGGTCTATATTCGTGATGATGGCGAGTATCTGTTTGTTTACAGCCTGTATGAGGATGATATGAAAAACAAACAGGATATACATGCAACATTCAAACTGGTATGTCAAATAAAAAAGCATAATGATCAGTCAGTGTATGGGAAAAGCAGGACAAGGAGATGAAATCATGATAATCGGAATCATAGCGTGGATAGCAGTGTCATTAATACTGTACTGTATCGTTTTAGGAGGTACACGAAACGGACGTTAAAAGTTTTTTAAAAGGCTTTTAACTTTCCTTTCTTAATGCAGCCAGCGGAGGTCACAAGCCCTCGAATAATGCAGAGTGTGGAGAGGGGGAAGAACATTGGCAAAAAGGATGACGAGAAGAGAAATCGAAGAGAGACGAAAAATCAAGAAAGAACTTCAGGAAAAAGGCATCATCCCCCCTGATAAGCCGAGACTGAACAGAAAGAAGTTTGCACAGGAGGTATGCAGTGAATGGGAAAACTTTAATCTGTCTGATTATAAAAAATTATATGTATTTATCACAGTCATGGCAATGATGACAAACAGCGGAATGTATGGGGCAATTAGCAAAGAAGACCTTGGAATACTGAAATTAAAAAAATGTGCAATGGTTCTTTATGAGGAAATGGAGAAAAATAAAAAAATGAGTTATGGGGAAATGATAGATCTTCTTTCTCCAATATGGAAACTATGAAGGAGGAAAAAAGGATGACAGACAAAGAGAAGAGAATTCAGCATCTGAACTACGAAATATTTATGATTGAAATGAAAGACCATCTTGACCATGCCGATTACAGTCTGATTGCTGAGTACAAGAAGGAAATAGAGGAATTGCAAGATGACAGGGATTGAATTTTATAATCAGGTTCTCTCCAGCCCCAAATACAGAAAAGAGTATGAGCAGAATACATATTTCAATATGCAGATGCAGTATTTACGTCAAAAGGAACATATTACAAAGGCAACGCTCCTCAGCTCCATCATATATCTAAGCAGAGGGATTCAGGAAGCAGAGTCAAGAATGATAGAAATGAATGACATGGAGGCTGGATTATGAAAATGGCATTAAAGTTTATTGTGATCATTATTCTTACGATGTCGGCAGAGATGCTCTACATAAGAACCATTGAACATGAAGAAGTGTCATCTGTTCATGCCGAGGAAAAAACAGAAGTAAGAGAGGAAATAGAAAAAATAAAGTATTACGATATTCCGCTCGAAACCGAGCTACAGGACTATATCAGAAAAGAATGTGATGAAATGAATGTTGAGATGGAACTGGTGCTTGCAATCATGAAAGTAGAAAGTGACTTCAACAGTGAGGTGATTTCAGATACCAATGACTATGGACTGATGCAGATAAATATAGTAAATCATGAATCGCTTCAAAAGAAACTTAGCATATATGATTTTCTCGATCCATATGATAGTGCTCGTGCTGGCATATATATGCTGAGCGGACTTGACTGGTGTGAAAATGATGTTCAAAGACTGATGTGCTATAACATGGGAGTATCTGGCGCAAAAAGAGCTTGGAGCAAAGGAATTCATGAAACCGAATACACAAAAAGAGTTTTAGAAGCTAAAAATGAAATGAAAGATAAAGCATATGAAGTTATGATGATGGAAAATTAAAGAAGATTGTGGGGATTTAGTCCCCCCCTGCTCTAATGCAGCCCAAGGCGGTCACAAGCCCGCAAAAATGCAGAGTGGAGCATGAAAGGAGGAAACAGAAATGGATAAGAAAATGTATAAAAAAATATCCAAAGCTGGTGGGATTACAATTCCATCAATAATCAGACATTCTTTGAATATTCCAAAAGGTGCAGCAGTTGAGCTTATAGCAGATGAAGAAAAACTCATTATCAAAAAACATATACCAACATGCGAGTGCTGTGGATCAGCAGAGAATGTGAAAGTAATCAATCAGGTAGAACTTTGTCATGGCTGCGCCATGAAGTTTATGAAAGGTGGTGCGGGCAATGGAAATGACAATTAGGGAAGCTGTTGACCGCTATGCTGAACTTCAGGCACAGATTGATGGCGCAAAACTAGAAATGGATGGTATCAAGGCATATATAGAAACACAGGCAGAAGCAGACCTTGAAGACACGAAAATGAAAACAGTTGAATATTATGGAACTCATGGATGCAGAGTCGTTGTGCAGAATGCTGCCACAGTCAAACCAATTTCATGGGTAGTAATAAAAGAAGTACTAGGAAAAACAGTCCCTGACTTTCTCAAAGAGGAGACAAAGTATTCATTGACGGAAGTAGCAAAGACGATGCTGGCAAACATGTTCAAGGGAGATTATATTGAGGATACTATTGAGAATGTCGTATGCAGAATGACCGATGACCCCAAGAAGCAGAAGGTTCTCATGAAACGCTTGAAAGGAAAATACAAGCAGGATATGAAGAACATCATGAAGTATGCAGAACTTGATGAAAAGGATGCAAGTGATTATGCTTTCATGGTTTCAGAAGTCATGGCATATCAGAATATTCTGCGCATCATGGAGGCTTCAGGCAATGGAGGAACTGTAGAGGAAGCAGTTGAGAAAGTAAAAAGTGCGCTGATTGTTGAAGATACAATAAAAGTTTCTTTAGAAGCGGAAGAATAGGAAGGGAGTGGATCGTATGGCAAACACTGTAATTCAAGGATGGCAGAAAAAGAAGATATATGCTATCGCAAATGCACTGGGATTTACTGATAGAAATGACAAGGAAAATGACATACTACACATGATCGTGCATAGTCAGACTGGAAAACTGTCAATCAGGGAACTGACCTCCTATGAAGCGAATATGATCATTGCCTATTTAGAAAAACAGCAGAACCATTCTATCCACGATGTCATGAGTCAAGGGCAAAAGAAAAAATGCTGGCAATTGATGTATGAGCTTCAATCACTGGATGCAGTGCCAAATCCTGCACCTGTAGGAATGAGACTTGCAGGGATAATAGAACGTCAGTTCAATGTAAAATCAACTCCGCATAGAGTTTTCAATCATCTGTCCAAAGAGGATGGAAACAGACTGATTGAAATACTTAAGAATTATATTCATTCAGCAGAAAGAAAGTATATGAACTGATGTTTTCGGCAGATGAAATTGATATTGACGATTTAAAGGAAGAACAGCAGGAAGTTGCTGACATCATAGGGTTTGATAATTACAGGCAGCTGATGAAATATTTTGCAGGAACAACCATCTACATCCCTAAATTAAGCGAAATAGAGCGTATAAGAAGAAATGAGAAGATTAGAACCGAGTATAAAAGCGGAAACAGCATGAAAGTGCTGGCAATCAAATATGATCTTACTGAAGTGCAAATTAGAAACATCGTATTTGACCTGTACAGATCGAAGAAAAGTGCTCCAGTAGAAGGACAGCTCAGCATGGATGATTACTTAAATGAAGATAACCAAAACAAGGAAGAAAATCGATAAAATCCGTTATAAAGGACTTTATTTTTCGATTTTCTTTTTTTTATGTACAATCGCCTTGTAAGTTATGAGCGAGGTGAGAAAAGTGGACTACTGGATTGAATTTTTGATGACAACAGCATTGGGTATCATTTCCTATTTTCTGAAAAAGACTATGGACAAGATCGACAGAACGGAAAGAGAAGTACAAAGAATCGAAAGAGATTTTGTTACAGAAACTTCCCATGCAAAAGATATGGAAGATATGGGAAGAGATATTACAAAAATTCGAGAGGACTATACACCTCGCAATGAATTCAAAGAGGCAGTACATGAATTCAGAAACGATCTAAAGGCAGCACAGAAGGAATTTCTTACCAAGGAGGATTTTATCAGGGAAAATAGAAAAACCGAACAGAGGCTGGATGATATATATAAATTATTGCTTAAGGAAAGGAGCTAGATGAAATGGTGGACAAGGATATTTTAAAAAAGCGTTTGGAAGCTGCTAACTTTATCAGCAACAATGGTCGTGTTCTGAGAACGATCAATGTGCTTAGATACAAGTATAGTGAATTGAAAAGTGTTGAAAGTGTAGTTGCAATGGATGGAGTCGAAAAGTGGGAATTTCTTGACTGCGTGAATTATCTGACAGAGGAAAGATATATCCGCTTGAGAGATATAGCTACCAAAAATGAAGTGCTTGAGCTTTCGCAGGATGTCAATTACAGGAATCTGGAAGCGAAGCTGACAAGCAAAGGAATCAAGCTCCTAGCAAGAGGAATCATTGACGATATGGTTGAGGTATAGGCATGGCTAATCGCAAGCATAGCAAGATTGACAACCTTCCTGAAGACCTAAAGGCTGTTGTTGAACAAATGCTGCAGTCTGATGCTACATATGCCGAAATCGTACAATTTCTTGCAGATAACGAACAGAAGGTATCAGTAGCAAGCGTGTGCCGATATGCACGTGCGTTCAATGCAAATATGGAGGCATTAAAACTAACACATCAGAACTTCAAAATGATAAAGGATGAAATTGACCGCAATCCTGATTTGGATATGGCTGAAGCAATCATTCGTATCACTTCAGGCAATGTGTTCAATCGCCTAGCGAACACGCAGGAGGAAGATTGGGATGAAGTAGAACTAAGCAAGCTGATCAAGGAAACAAATGCTCTGATACGTGCTACAGCGTACAAGAAGCGTGTGGACATCCAAAATCAGGAGGTCAAGGATTCAGCAATCGAAGAATTCAAATCACTGCTATTTTCAACTATGGCGAAAGAAAAGCCAGCACTATATAAAGAGCTCGTTTCATATCTTAACAAGAAAAAAGAAGAAGGACTGGAGGGATAGGCATGTGGTATGTACTGCAGGTAAAGGGTGGACAGGAACTGTCCATCTGCAAACAGCTCAAGGAAGCAGGATACACGACACTTTCCCCAAGAGAGCTGAGAAATATACGTACAAAAGGAGCATGGAAACAGAAGGAATATATCCTGTTTCCGAACTATGTATTCGTGGAAACGGATTACAAAGCCGAGGACTACTACAGAATAACTCAGATAGGAGGCGTTCAGAGGTTTCTCGGAGACCAACACTGTCCATCCTGTCTTTCATACTTGGAAGAAATGTGGATGAAGATTTTAGACAATAATGGAGTTCCTTTAAAGCCTACGACAGTAACATGTCACGATGATGGAAACGTGGAACTGTTAAAAGGTGTGCTTTTAAATTTTAAAAGCAGAATAAAAAGCTTTAATAAAAGACAGCGCAGAGCAGTATTTGAAATCACTGTCTGCAATGAGGTCAAAGAAATTACATTAAGTATCGACATGATAAATGAAGAAAAAGAAAAGAAACCAACAGAAGCGAGCGGTTGATTCGTCCTGCATGTGGAAATTGGCGGACATAAGAAAGGCAAAAAGCCGAGAAATCATAAAATCTCGGATGGCGAAGCATACCCTCTTAGCCATTTTGATGATATTGCCTTTTAAAAAAGCGAGAAACCCTTTTAATTCGTTTCTTTGCTTTGTGTTGGTATTGTTAGAGGGTAAAAGAACAAATCACGCTTAAAATCGCTTTATGGCGGTTTTTTTATAAGATGAAAGGAGTTGAGTGTCGTGAAAAGGAAAAAAAACAGAAGTCTGGACGTTCTGCTGGAGGCAATCACAGAGGCAGAAAATGAAATGTCGGAAGATGAGGCACTGGATGAGGCACAGTATCATGAATATCTCAACAGCCTTTTAATCGAATTTTTAAAAAAGGACAATGACCTTTTAAGAAAAAAACTTCTTGAGGAATTTGAAAGAGGAGCACCGCTTACTGGTAAGAATGGCATTCGTAAAAAGTTAGCTTCTTTTGATATGGAGTTTTTTGGCAGAGCATATCTTCCTCATTACTTTGTAAGAAAATCTCCTCACTTTCACGAAGAGTTGGATAACATTTGGAAACATGGAGTTATGAAAGATGAAATTCCTCTTTCCAAAAGCATCAAGAAGAAAATTAGCAGAATGGCTGGATGCAAGAGAGCAATAGCAGCTCCTCGTGGTCATGCCAAGTCAACCAATCTTACATTCAAGGGTTCACTTCATGCAGCACTTTATGAATACAAGCATTACATCATCATTCTGTCAGACAGTTCCGAACAGGCTGAGAGCTTCTTGGATTCCATCAAGACGGAAATGGAAGAAAATGAACATATCATTGAGGATTTTGGAAAACTTGACGGAAAGGTGTGGCGTTCCAACGTTCTTCTGACAAGGACAAACATCAAAATCGAAGCTATTGGTTCAGGCAAGAAGATACGTGGTCGTAAGCATAAGAACTGGAGACCTGATCTGTTGGTTTTAGATGATATCGAAAATGATGAAAACGTAAGAACAGTTGAACAGCGTAAAAAATTATCAGACTGGTTCTATAAGGCGGTATCCAAAGCTGGAGATGACTATACCGACATTATTTATATCGGAACGATGCTTCACTATGATTCATTGCTTGCAAATGTACTGAAGAATCCAAGTTATAAAAGCATCAAGTATCAGGCAGTCCTTTCCTTTTCTCATAGCAGTCTATGGGATGAGTGGGAAAAGATATACACCGATCTTGATGATATCGAACATGAAGTAAATGCATTAAGGTTCTTTGAGGAGCACAAAACGGAAATGCTGGAAGGTACGGAAGTGTTATGGGAAGACAAACTTTCCTATTATAACCTGATGTGCATCAAAGTATCAGAAGGAGATGCTTCCTTCAATTCTGAACTTCAGAATGAACCGATCAGTCCTGATGACTGTCTGTTCCAAGAGGAATGGTTCGATTACTACAATGAGTTTGAAACAGATTTCAATGGAAAAGATTTTGATTTCTATGGTGCGGTCGACCCATCACTTGGAAAGAACAAGAAATCCGACTTTTCAGCAATCATCACTATCGCCAAACAAAAAGCGACTGGATATATGTTTGTGATTGATGCCGATGTCATGCGAAGACACCCTGACCGCATCATCAATGATGTCTTGGAAAAAGAAAGATGGCTCAGAAAGACATACGGAAAAGGATTTAAAAAATTTGGATGCGAAACTGTACAGTTTCAATGGTTCTTAAAAGAAGAAATTTCCAAGGCATCTGCAAAGGCTGGGCTTTATCTGCCGATTGAAGAAATCAATTCTACAGGGGACAAGGTACTGCGTATACAGTCCTTACAGCCTGACATCAAAAACAAATATATCAAGTTTAATCGTAAACATAAGTTATTGCTTGAACAGCTCAAGCATTTCCCTATGGCTAGTCATGATGATGCACCTGATGCATTGGAGATGGCAAGAACGATCGCCAAGAAAGGAAAACGATTCAGAATTCTGGATAAAAAAATATTTGGGATATAGGAGGTAAAAGAATGTCGGTCATTTACATGGACAGGAGCTCATTTAATTCTTTGGATGAGAACGATATAAAAAGAATCTACAGCGAAAACAAAATGTCGCTGGAAAGATACAAGGAGCTTGATGATCAGTACATCGGAAAGCACAAGATGCTTGACAAAGTGAAAAGCAGCAACAATGATCCAAACAACAAGATTATCAATAATTTCTGCAAATATATCACTGACGCAGTGACTGGGTACTTCATAGGAGAGCCCATAGTCTACAGCAGTGCCAGCGAGGACAAGGAATTCTTGGAAAAGATAACAAATGTATTCGAATATAACGATGAACAAGACGAAAACGCTGAACTTGCGAAGAAATCGTCAATTCATGGCTCAGTCTTTGAACTTCTGTATATGGATGAAGATTCAAACATTCGCTTTTCAAAAGTTCCTGCAAATCAGGGAATCCTCATCAAGGATGCAGCACTTGAAGATGGTTATCTTGGCTTTATTCGTTCGCTACATTATCTGGACAAGAACAAGCAGATGCACATTCTCATGGAGTTCTATACTTCTACGGAGGTATGGTACTTCAAAGGAAAAGGAGAAGGCTCGCTTCAGCTTGTTTCTGTTATGGATCATTACTGGCAGGACGTTCCTGTAGTGGAGTATCCAAACAACGCAGAAAGACTTGGAGATTTTGAAGGCATCATCAGTCTGAACGATGCATACAACACTGTACAGAGCAATACTGCCAACCTTTTTCAATACAACGATGAGGCATTGCTGAAAATCACAAAACTTGGTGAAGTAACAACGAACGATATCAGAGAGATGCGACAAAAGGGAGCGGTCATCCTTGATGATGGAGGTGATGTGTCTTGGATGCTGAAGGAAATCAACGATACTGCGATTGAAAACTACAAGAACCGACTCATTCAGGATATGCACCTTTTCAGCGGAATTCCAAATATGACCGATGCCTCTTTCGGAGGAAATCTTTCAGGAGTCGCAATATCATACAAGATGTGGTCGATGGATCAGATCGTCAAGATAAAGGAAAGAAAGTTCAAAAAAGGAATCCAGCGAAGAATAGAGCTGATTACAAACATATTTGCCTTGTTTGGTTATACATACGACTACCGAGACATCAACATTACCTTCAAGCGCAATGCTCCGCAGAATGATTTGGAAAATGCACAGATTGCAACCATGCTTCAGGGCATGCTTTCTCAGTATTCTGTTCTGTCACGTATCAACGGAATTGAAAATCCGCAGGACGAAATCGACAGAATCAAACAGGAAAACGAGGATGAAGAGGTTTCGCAAGGTGTTTACAGAAATCTAGCTTCGGCATTTGAACTGACGGAGGATGAACTGAATGAATAAGCAGGAAAAGGAAAAACAGCTTGAAATAGCAAAAGAGTGTCTGTTGGATGAACTAAAGGAAGCAGACACAATAACGGAAGACCTGCTTCTTGCATATGACACTGCTGCCGAAAGGCTGAAAACAGAAATAGAACGTGCGCTTATGCGCTTTGCCGAAGATAACGAAATATCACTGGCAGAGGCAAAAAAACTTCTGAAAGGAAAAGAATTCACAGTGTGGAAAAAAAGCATTGAAAAATATCTTCAGGAAATCAAAGACGAAGGAGCGGATACAAAAATGCTTCTTGAACTTAATACCCTGTCTGCCAAGACCAGCATATCTCGAAAGGAACAGCTATTGGCACAGATCGATATGGAAATGAGCAGACTTGCATCCGACACATGCAGGGATATTGCCAAACACCTTGGAACAGTACTGGTAAGCAACTATTATCGTGGATTCTATTCCGTACAGAAGACAGTCGGCTTTGGTTTCAATGTTGGAAGATTCAATCCTGAACTGGTCAGATCCGTACTGGAATATCCATGGTCGACAAAACATTTTTCAAAAACCATATGGGATAACATCGACAAGCTGACAGAAACCTTGAGAAAGGAACTTGCTGCAGGGTTTGTGGATGGAAGTTCCATTCCCAAGATTGTCAAGCGTATTGATGCAGTCATGGGAAAAGGAAAATATGTGACAGAGCGACTTGTCAGGACAGAAGCAAAATTCTTTGCCCAGCAGGCACAGATGATGTCCTATAAGAAAATGGGCATAAGCGAATATATGTATCGAGGAGCAGGCTGTCCAAAATGCAGACCGCTTAATGGAACGAAAATTAAGATAGAGGATGCCGAGGTCGGTGTAAACTGTCCGCCAATGCATCCAAACTGCAAATGCAGGGTCGTTGCAGTACATGCGATGAGCCTGTTCGACACAAGACGGGATATCATTCCTCTTGAAAAAAATATCAAATATCAGGAATGGAAGAAACGCTTTGTCAAGGATGGTAACTCAGCCAAAAAATAAGGCTTTGTTATATATAAATGAGATGAAAAGGAGGACAAGAAGATGGACGAAAAATCTCAGGAAACTGTTGTTGATACAGCAGAACAGGAAAAGGAAGAAAAAACGCTAGGACAGAAAATCAAGAATTTCTTCACTGGAAAAGAAGATGAAGGAAAAGAAGAAAAAAAGGATGATAATCCAACAGCTGAAGAAAAAGCTGATGATCCTCAAAAGGAAGCCTCTGCCGATGATATGAAAGAGGCAATTGAACAGGCAAGAAAGGATGCAGTAGCAGAGTATATCCGTCAGCAGGAAGAGGAAGCTCGAAAAGCGAAGCTGACACCTGAAGAACTGAAAGCGGAGGAAGATGCTGCCAAGGATAAAAAGATTGCTGAACTGGAACATGACCTGATGGTCAGAAACAGCAAGGAAAAAGCGGTGCAGTTGCTGGATTCCAAAAATCTTCCTGTCGGACTTGCAGATATTCTGAACTATCAGACAGAGGAAACTGCACAGGCTTCTCTTGATACGGTCGTAAAGGTTTTTGGAGAATGTCTGGAAAACGCTGTTAAAGACAGATTAAAAGGAAAAACACCGACAGGATTGAACAGTACAGGAGATATTAACTCATTTGCTGATGCACAGGCTAGAATCTACAAGCAGATGGGTGTTTCAAAAGAAGAAAAATAGGAGGATGAAATAAAATGAATCAAATCGAATATGCACAGATTTATCTTGGGGCTATGGATCTTATCTATAAGCAGGAAGCATTGACAAGAGACATCGAAGGAAATGAAAATCAGATCATGCCGTCAGGCTATGGAGAATTCAAAGTTGCAAAAGTAGAGGTAAGCGGACTTGGAGACTTTGAGCGTGGAAAAGGATATGCACAAGGGTCAGGAAAATTCAAATGGGAAACAATCAAGATGCAGAAGGAACGTTCCATCGAAATTCGTGTCGACCGCTTGGAAAACGGAGAAGCAAGAGATCAGGCTTTTTCATCCATGTGTTCGGAGCTTGAAAGAACACAGGTCATTCCTGAAATCGATGCAGCTCGTGTAGCGAATATCTTTGGATATACAGGGGTAAAAACTGTTGCTGAAAAGATCACTACTGGCGAGGAAGTCATCAAAGCACTTCGTACACTGGCAAACTATATGGACAATGCCGAAGTGCCAGCAGAAAACAGAGTATTATGGATCAATACAAATCTATTGAGCTTGGTAGAAGACCTTAATACCTATCAGTCAAAAGCAGTGTTGAAAAAATTCAGTGTCATCAAGCCATTCCCTGAAAGTCGTTTCTACACGGACATCACATTGAAGGATGGCAAGACGGAGTTTGGATATGTACCAGCTGAAGGAGCACATATCGGAAACTTCATCGCCTTCCATAAGGGAGCGGTGGTTGCCAAGACAGCTCAGTTTATGAAATACTTCACACCTGAACAAGACCAAAAAGCTGATGATCATGTCATGCAGTACAGAAACAACAGCTTATGGGCGTATATTTTTGAAAATAAAATCAAAGGTGTCTATGGTTCATACAACAGTGATCCAATTACACCAGCAGAAGAAGGAGACTTATAATATGGAAACTAGTTATGGATTACAGCAGAAACTGAAAAAGGAGAAAGAAAAAAAAGCAGCTATCACTGCAGCTAATGAAAACAAAATTCTCAAACAGGAGAATGAAACATTAAAAAAAGAAAATGCAGATTTGCAGAAAATGAATGCTGACCTGCAGAAAAAGATTGCTCAGCTGGAAAAGCAGATAAAGGAGGAATCCAAAGATGGAACAGGCGGAAAGGATAACAGCTCAGGTACTGGAGCATCCGAAACTAAGAAAACTAAGTAATGAGGAAAAAGATGATCTGAAGCCTCTCATTCTTCGATATGTAAGACGTGTCCTTCTGCAGATCAAGGCGCACTGCAATCGCAATGACGTACCTGAAGCCCTTGAAGAAGTTGCTGCAGAAATAACAGAAGACCTGTTATTTTCAGACAGAATCATCGCTGAAGACAAGGAAGTCTCAAGCATAAGCAGAGGAGATACCAGCATTACCTATCGAAATCCTGATTCGGCATATCAGAAAGCAAATGATTTTATGAAGAACTATGAATGTCAGCTCGTCCACTTCAAGCGAATGAAACTGCCAAGTGATCCAAGAGATGAGCGAAGCTGAAATTCTGGCACTGACCTACTATGATAAAATGAGCGTTTATCGACCTTTTAAGGATATTTTACCGACTGGAGAGAGCATCTTCAAAAAAGGTCTTGATGGGAAAAAGGTATATGAGAATGTAGCCTGTGCTCTTTCATCATATTCAGGAGGAAAGAACAGCAGGAATGATGTCAATGTGAGAGTGGAAAGCGATTATAAGCTGTTCTACTCTCCTGACATCGTCATTGAAAAAAACGATACGATCGAATGCATGCATGAAGGAAGTCGCTATATATTGACTGCTGGAAAGCAGTATACGCTCCCCTCCCATGCAGAGCTTCCAGTAAGCGAACATAAGGAAACCGCATGAGCAAGAGCGATATAGAGATCGATGGGCTTGATGAATTTGAAAAGAAACTGACCAAGCTGATTGAACATGACTATCCTGAAGAATTCAGGAAGATGGTCATACAGATTGCAACAGACCTGCAGACAGCTGTACAGGATGCAACCCCAGTCAAGACAAGTCATCTGCAGGAGAACTGGTTTGTCGGAGATCTTGTCAAAAGAGGAAACGAATACTACATCGAGGTCTATAACAATGTTGAATATGCAGAACCAGTAGAATATGGACATCGAACTGCAAATGGCGGATTTGTGGAAGGAGCACATATGATGGAATTGTCTGTCGAGATGCTGAAAATTCAGCTTCCCGCATATCTGAGAGACTGGCTCAGCGATTTCATCAGCAGACACGACCTTTCATGATTGGGATAGATGAAATCAAAAGCGCACTTTCAGCATTGCTGAAAAAGACAGAAGATATTGACGTATTCTACACTCGTGTCGAAAAGACGGAAGGAAGCGAAAGCCTTGAACGCTATTTTCATGTAGCACTCATCCCTGTCAGCTCTGAACTGTTCGGCAGTATGATGAGGGATAGGGCTTTTTTTATAGATGTATCGTATATCAATGATCATGCAGATGCAAATACCTTCTATGCATGGATGGAAAAAATGGATGAAGCTATACTTCCATGCATCCATATTTCCGATCGCTACATCACAGTAGAATCAGCCAATTTTAAAATCATTGACGAAGTCGGACATTTTACATTCACATTAAAATTCATGGATATTGCAGAAACTGTACAGGAAGGAGAAACTGCACAGGATATTACAATCTCATTCAAATAAGACAGGAGGAAACAGAGAATGAAATTACCACAGATTTTGATTGAATTCAAAAGCAAGGCGCAATCCATCATCCAGCGTTCTGAGCGTGGCATCGTTGCCATTATCCTAAAGGATGATACGGAAGGTGCTGAACCATTCAAGATATATAAGAGTCTGAATGATGTAGAATTTACCAAAATGACAGCAACCAATTACGAATATATGAAGATGATTTTTGAAGGAGCACCTTACAAGGTCATTGCTGTTACGATTGCGACTGCATCTGAATCATATAGCGAGGCACTGAAGAAACTGGAAAACTACAAGTGGAACTATCTGACAGTTCCATCAGCAGATACAGAAGCAAGTACAGTCATTTCCAGCTGGATCAAAGAACAGCGTGGAAAAAACAAGACATTCAAGGCTGTACTGGCTAAGACAAAGGCAGACTGCGAAGGAGTCATCAATTTTACGACAGACAACATTTTGTCGACCATTGTAGGAGAAAGAAAAATCAGCGCAGCAGAATACTGCAGTCGAATTGCAGGCATCGTTGCAGGGCTGAGTCTAGAGCGAAGCCTTACATATTATGCATTGAATGATATTGTCAGTGCTGATATTGCAGATGATCCTGATGCACTGGTAGAAGCTGGAGAGCTTATTGTCATTTTCGATGGTGAGAAATACAAGATTGGTCGTGGAATCAATAGTCTTACGACTGGAACAAATGAAGACCTGAAGAAAATCAAGATCATCGAAGGAAAGGACATGGTCTTTGAAGATATCAAGTCGACTTTTGAAAATAAGTATATCGGACAGGTCATCAATGACTACGATAACAAGCAGAATCTTGTAGCTGCCATCATTGCGTATTACAAAAGCATTGAAGGAAATGTACTTGACAGAAACTATGACAACACATGTGCTGTCGATGCGCAGGCTCAGCGTGACTATCTTGAACAGGCAGGAGAGGATACGGAAAGCATGAGTGATGAGCAGATACTGCAGGCAAACACTGGAAGCCATGTCTATCTTTCATCAAGTATCAAGTTTGTCGATGCAATGGAAGATCTGCATATGGGAATCAATATGTAGGAGGTATGAAATATTATGGGTTTACGAGGAAATAATTTTGGCTCAGGTACATGGGCGGTGCTGTGGATAGATGGTGTCAAAATTTTAGAGTTTAAAAAAATAGAAGCAAAGGTATCCGCCAATCGAGAAGATGTACAGTTTGGAATTGATGTAGATTCCAAAATGACATCACTGAAAGGCGAAATAACAGTAACCATCGGAAAGGTATACAGTTCCTACAACGATGTCATGAAGAACTATACGAGCGGAAAGGATGTTCGCTCTCAAGTCATTGCGAAATTGGCAGACCCTGACTCGCCTAATGGACAGCAGGAACGCTGGTCGTTTGATAATGTATGGTGGAATGACATTCCTTTATTCGTTGCTGAAAAAGGCGCACTTATTGAAGAGGAACTTACAGGAGGATTTACACCAAGCGATGCAGTCAACCTTGACAGCATCAGAAGATAAGGAGGATACATAGGTGGAAAAAGACAAGAAGACAACACTGGAGATATTCAAGGCAAAGGCATCGGCTGCCTTAAAAAGAAAGAAAAGCTTCGTAACATTTACGATGAGCTTTCCTTCATTTGCACAGGATGAAGACGGAGAACCGCTTAAAATTAAATTCAGAACATTGTCAGATGCTGAAATCAATGACTGTGTCGGATATGAGAGCGATGATCCTAATGGTGCAGACAAATATGCAATCTATCTGTCTGCTGTTGAGCCTTCACTAAAGGATTTGGGTCAGGAAATGAAGGAAGCTGGAGAAATCGTCATGCCGATGGAGATCATGGACATGTTTGAACGACATGAGATTACAGAGGCTGCCATGCTCATCATGGAGAAATCAGGAGTCATCAGCAAGAACAAGGTGACTATCGTTGACAAGGGAATTGAAAATCTAAAAAACTAATCCGAACGAATGGTGACTTCAACCTGCTTCATCATTACGTTCAGCTCGGTTGGAAAATTGAAGAGTTTGAAGAACAGCCACGCTACTTCAAACTCTTTTATAAAGCCTCGATGGATGTTGCCATCGAGGATATGAAGAAAAATATGCAGGTAAATGTAGGAGGTGGAAAAAATGCCAATAGTTGAAAAGATAAAGATTTCCGATGAAGGAATTTCCACCCTCAAGAAATTAAGAGATGAACACAGGTCTTTCAAGGATGAACTGAAATCAACCAAGAAGGAGCTTCAGAACACATGGGACAAGAAGTACAAGCCAGTCATTGAAAATACAGCTGCGGTCAAGTCAATCAAAACGATACAGAAATCGGCGGATGACATGAAAAGAAGCCTGAATGCAAAAGTAAGGCTGAATGATGAGGATATTCGCAAACTTGATGCAGTGACTAGCAGAATGAAGGCATTTGGAAAGATGGTCATATCCCCTTTTGTAAAAATCAAGGGCAATGCGGTCGTGATGATCAACCGAATGTATCAGCAGATGCTCAGACTTGGCAGCATGGTCATTGCTCCTGTTGTGAAACTGAAAGACCAAGCTCTCTCGAAACTGAAATCATCAATTAAGCTGTTTCAGGATCTAGGAAAAAGAGCAATCGAACCAGTCATCAGATTAAAGGACAAGGCGACAGCGAAACTGAAAGCTATCAGCAATACGCTTGGAAATATTGCTCGCAAAATAGCTGAGCCAGTTATTCGACTGAAGGACATGGCAACCTTCAGACTGAAACAGATCATAGGTGCATTGAACAGAATAAAGAACAGTGCAGTATCAATCGCTGTAAAAATTCGTGATTTTGCATCTCCCAAGATAAAGGCAGTCAGAAATGGTCTTCTGTTCTTAGGAAAGCTAAGCATTCAGCCGATCGTCAAGGTTGCTGACCTAGCAACGCTGAGCATCAGAAAAATCAGAAGCGGACTACTGACACTTGGGAAGAAAAGCATTTCTGCTGTTGTCAATCTCAAAGGAAATGCAGTGAAGCAGGTGCTGGCAATCAAGGTCGGCTTGGCTGGTCTGTCAAAAAAGGTAACATCCCCTATTGTCAGACTGAAGGATACCGCTTCAGCAAAAATCAAAAAGATAACAAAGGAAGTCAGATTTCTTGGAAAGACGATTGCAAGACCAGCAGTCGTGCTCAAGGACAATATCACAAGGAAACTAAGTCCGATAACTTCTCGACTAAAAGCAGTTGGAGGAAAGACCTACAAGGCAACTATCACAGCAATAAACAAGACTGCAAGTGGAGTTTCATCTGCACTTAAGACCCTAGGCAGTGCTGCTAAAAAGGTAGTCATTCCTGTAACAGTAGCTGCGACAGTGACAACCGCTGCACTTGGTGCTGCAGTCAAGTCAGGGATGACATTGGAAAATCAGCAAGTATCTATCGAGCATTTCATTGGTGCAACCAACAAGGATTATGGCGAAGCACAGATCAAAAAAGCTGCACAGACATTTACTGAACAGCTGAGACAGAATGCCAATGCCACGCCATTTGAAACTGGCGAAGTCATTGCAGCAGGAAGTCGTGCAATAGCTATCACGCAGGGAAATACAAAATCTGCGATGGATCTTGTCAAACTGGCTGAGGATATGGCGGCAGCCAGCGGTGGAACAAAATCCGTCAGTGATGCCATCGAAGCACTGGCTGATGCAAAACTTGGAGAAATGGAACGTCTTAAGGAATTCGGATTCAAGGTCAGCGCAGACGAATTTGAACAGAAAGGATTCGAAGGCGTTTCTAAAGATCTGCAGGATTTCTATGGCGGTGCTGCATCCAAGCTGGCAACTACAGGCTCAGGTCTTTTATCAACGATTACAGGAAAACTGAAATCAGGCGTTTCTGATTTTGGATTGAAGATCGTTGAACAGCTGAAGCCAGTCATGGCTGGAGCAATCGACCTTATCGACAAGCTCATGCCTCATCTTCAGAATTTTGGAACTGTCTTTGGAGAGAGCATAGGAAAAGGCATCGGGTACATCAGTCAGCTCATGCCATCGTTCATCAATGGATTCAAGCAGATGTCACCAACATTCCAGTCCCTCATTTCAGGCGTTCAGCAGATGCTTCCGCCAATCATGGCATTTGGAAGCACGCTGATCGGGACAATACAGAATATCGTTGTGCAGGCTGCTCCAGTCGTTGAACAGATCGTACAGGCAATAGCACGCATTTTGCCTGCAGTACAGCCTATCTTCTCTCAGATCATAACAACAGTTGGAAATATCGTAACGACCATACTTCCACCGCTTGGAAATGCATTCTCAATGATTGCGGATATCATTGTCGCAATCGCTCCAGTGGTATCGGAGACATTTTCAATCATCAGCGGTGCGGTAACAACGGCAATTTCAGGAATTTCAAGCGTAATACAAGGCGGATTAGACCTAATCAGTTCCATATGGTCAGGAAGCTGGCAGGGCTGTGTTGATGCCTTTGGTACTATCTTCGGCGGAATTGCAGAAATATGCAAAGCACCGATTAACGCAGTCATTTCAGTTATCAACGGAGCAATTGATGCCATCAACAGCATTTCAGTTGATGTTCCTGACTGGGTTCCTGTTGTAGGCGGTCAGCACTGGGGATTGAACCTCGGTCATATTCCGATGCTTGCCAAAGGTGGAGTTGTCAATCAGGCAACAACAGCAGTCATCGGAGAGGCTGGAAAAGAAGCAGTCATGCCTCTTGAACGAAATACAGGATGGATAAGCCAGCTTGCTGGACAGCTGATGGGAAGGATGTCAGGATTCGGAATTCAGCTTCCTACCATGATGCAGCCTATACCAATCGGCGAAGGAAACACAGGCACACCGAAAGGAAAGACGATGTCTGTTGTCATCACGATTGCAAAGCTGGCAGATCAGATCATCGTTGAGAAAGAGGAAGATATTGACAAGACAGCTGAAGCAGTAGCTGAAAAACTGCTTGAGGTTGTCAAGAACATGTAGCAAAGGAGGAAGACATGAAAAAGCGAGTGATAGAACTAAACGTGAACAACCGACAGGAATATCTGCAGCTTGTTGTGAATCCTGCTACATTGGAGTTTACGGATACACAAAACAATCAGCAGATCAATCTTTTGGAAATCGGAACTGCCCTGCTGCTGGGAAACAGAGGTCTGATTTCAGTAACACTGGAGAGCTTCTTTCCTTCCGAACGCTCTCCCCTCTTTCAGAGGTATGGCGGAAAAAGGACACCGAAGGAATGCAAGGCACTTCTGAAAAAATGGAAGGACAAAGGAGAAATCGTTCGTCTGATCATTTCTGATATGGATGTCAATCTGGCAATGGCAATCGGCAGTTTCAACACGACCATCAAGGAAGGCGATGATGACATATATTTCAGTCTTGAACTTATAGAGTACAAGACGCTGAATGTTCCGACAGTAAAGGTCTCTACCAAGGTAAAGAGCTCGATTACCAAGAGACCATCGACTTCCAGCAAATCCTCATCCAAAAAAAGCGGAGGAAGAAGCTACACGATCAAGAGCAGTGATACTTTATGGGGCATAGCTACAAGATATTATGGGAGCGGTACGCAGTACAAGAAAATCTATAATGCCAACAAGAGCATAATAGAATCCACTGCCAAAAAGCATGGATTCAGCAGTTCTCAGACTGGTCACTGGATTTTCCCTGGTACGAAAATAACGATTCCATAATGCAGCTGTTGACTGGAGGAAGGAATATCATTGAGCTTGTTCGTGAAATCTCATGGTCAGGAGACAAGAAGGAAGTTGCCAGAAAGATAAATTTTACCATTTATCAGAATGAACATGACAGTCAGATGCCAAAGGTATCTATCAAAGTTGGCGATGACATCATAATGAGAGATGACAGAGGAAAACCGCTTTTCGGAGGAGTCATTCATAAGATAGACAGAAAATCACAGGAAAAGACTTTGACTTTTCTAGCCTATGATCTTCTGTTCTATGTCAACAAGTCGGAAATATCAAAGATATTCGATTCGACACCTGAAGCAATTACAAGGAACATATGCAATGATCTGAACATTCCTGTAGGAAGCCTAGCCAAGACCAATGTGAAGGTCTATTATCCATGCATTCAGAAAACCGCATATGAAGCCATCATGATTGCCTACACGCAGGCAGGATATGCCACAGGCAATGTCTACATGCCTATGATGCAGAATATCAATCAGCTTTGTGTCATTCAGAAAGGTCAGTATTCAGGAGTTGTTCTCGAGGGAACATACAATCTTGAAGATGCGACTTATTCAGTCAGTTCAGAAAACGTAGTAAACAAGGTCGTTATCACTGACAAGGACGGAAATACGCTTAGAACACTGGATGACATATCATCCATGAACAAATATGGCACAGTTCAGAAGGTGTATAAGAGCGAAGATGGGAAAGATGCCAATGCAGAGGCAAAGGCACTTTTCCATGGCATTGATGAATCAGGAAGCGTTATTGCGCTTGGAGATGTACGAGCAATATCAGGATATTCCCTAGCGGTTCAGGACAGCAAATCAGGGCTGTATGGACTGTTTTATATCGAAAGCGATACACACACATTTACAGATGGCAAGCACGAAATGTCACTTACGCTTGCTTTCAAAAATACAATGGACGAAAAGGAACTTCCTTCTTCGTCCTAGAAAGGAGATTGCGATGAAGAAAACTGACAGAAAGATAGCAGAGCTTGTAGAAGCACTGAGAGGGAAAAACAGCAGTCAGACGCTGCTGATTGGAAAGGTGGCTGGAACAAATCCGTTTGCACTGAAGCTTTATGACCTTACGGTCACAAAGCATATCTATGTCAATCAGTCTTTTGTGAAGACCAGCAATGCTGAAATTGACGGAAGCATCATATGGGACAGCAGTCAGGACTATGTTCCGTCATCCATGCTCAATTTTACGAAAAAGATGTTCAGGGATGACCTGCTTTCCGTTGGCGATACAGTGATCGTTCTTCAGGATGGAATCTCCTTTTATATTCTTGAAAGGGTGTTGAAAGTAGCATGAGCAATTCCATCTTTCCCTTCATAGACACATCGCTCTATGAAGAAACAGCACAGGAGGAAGAGCTGGAAGAATTGTGTGAGTATGCTTTTGATTTTGAAAAAAACTGTCTGCTCAAGAATGAGGCAGGACAGAACTATTATGTATATGGCAATGAGGCTTTGAAGATATGGATATACAAGGCACTGATGACCCCTCGCTATCGGCATCTTGCGTATACAGAAGATTTTGGAAATGAGATGTTCGATCTCGTTGCGCAGTCAATCGACAAGGATGTACTGGCGCTTGAATTAAAGAGATATATAACAGAGGCTCTGATGTATAACGAATACATTCGAGAACTGAATGGTTTTGAATTTGAAATAGAAGGTTCTAAGGCGACAGTACGATTCAATGTCGTATCTGTATATGGCGAAATCGAATATGAACAGGAAATGAAGGCAGGTGTTGAATAGTGGAAAAGGATTATCAGGAAGTCATAAAAGCATTGAACAGCAGTGAATTTACAGCCGAAGCGGTAACAGAAAGGATGCGCTCATCCCTTAAGAACCCAGCATCGAAAACCGAGGGCTCATTTGCGATGGATTCTATTCAGGCAGTTGCACAGGAAATTTCAAGAACAGTCATGATGAGAATCGTTGACTTTATCGACCTGACGATGCTGGATACCGCAGTTGATGAATTTCTAGACCGCAGAGGAGAAGACTATGGTCTTAAAAGGAATCCAGCGACACCAGCTGTCGGATATGCATTGTTCAAAGGAGCAGAAGGAGTCATCATCCCAAAAGGACTTACGATCCTGTCCGATACGAATTCGTATACCACTGATTATGAAGCGGTCATTCCTTCATCAGGTTCTGTTTCAATAGCGGTAACATGCACCTTGGCTGGTACTGCTGGAAACATACTGACTGGTGCAATTACAGGCATACGTTCAACGGAAACCATAGATGGTGTGACAGTGACCAATGAAGAACCATTTGAAGGCGGAACTGAAGCAGAAAGCGACAGCTCCTATCGAAACAGGATATATGAAAAAATCAGAATGCCGATTGCTTCAGGCAATGCCAATTCATATATCTACTGGGCTAAGCAGGTTTCAGGAGTCGGAAACGCACGATGCATCCCGCTGTGGAATGGTGCAGGAACTGTCAAGGTGGTCATTCTTTCATCGGATGGAACTGCGCCTGATGATACTATTGTTGAAAATGTAGCGAAATATATCGAAACGCAGAGACCGATCGGAGCAAAAGTGACGGTTTCCAAGGCACAGGAAAAACAGGTAAGAATCGAAGGATGGGTAAAGCTGGCAGGAGGACATCGTCTTACGGACGTGCAGAACGAAGTCAACCGAGCCATACAGAAATATCTGACAGGGATTGCCTATGAGGAGGAAAGCAAGATACTCTCCTATTTCAAGATAAGCGATCTCATATTCAATGTTTCAGGCATAGCGGATGTCATCGACTACACCATCAATGGGGAGAAGAAATCAATCAGTGCAGAAGCAGAAGAATTTTTTCAGCTGACGGAGCTGGTGCTACATGAGAATTGATACCCTGTATTTTCTTCCCCAGTTCCTTCTGAACAATTCTGATGTTCTTGAACTGCTTCATGCCGAGCAGGAAGAACTTGATTTTTTCTTTGATTATGTAGAGCTGATGAGAAATCAGACCGCTATCAGCAGTGCAAGCATCTATCTTGGCAGATACGAGCGAATGTTCGGACTTGAAGTCAGCCCTGCTCTTTCGGAATCGGAAAGAATAGGAAGAATACTTGCAAAGCTGAATACAAGAACCAATTCAACAGTTGATGCAATAAAAACAGTAGTTTCTTCCGTTACTGGCTGTGATACGGATATTGAAGAGCTTTATGACAGGTACACCTTCATGATTGATGTCCTAAGGGATAATGAACAGCTGATAAATATCGAAGATATAAAAGCAGCAGTTGAAATCATCAAGCCAGCGCATCTTGCATTCAGCATCATCATGTGCTGGAAATGGACAGTAGGCATCAGGGTAGATGCAACGATATATATTGTTTCTCATGATGTATGCGGAAACGGAGATGGGGATTTTGACTATTGCGGAGAAACACCTTCATTCAGCTATCTTGGAAGGATAGAAAATACCGAAGCAGGAATCGAAGCAAAGGAGATCAGTCAACGTTTTCCGTATCAGCTGACTGGTCGATATCCCTATGTGTCAACGTTAGGAAGGAAAGATATAGACATAGTGAATATTGGTGCAGAAAAGGATATGCATATATACGAGTTTGATCATACATCGACAGAGGCTGGCACATTGCCATTTCTTTCAACGTTGGGCGTTGATAATGATGAAAACGGACAGATAGAGGTGGAAACAGAAAACTACGCCACACCGCTTTTATTTGCCCAAGAAAATGATTATTGTGGCGAGGATTAGGAGGAATGAGAAATGCCATTCAGTGCCAAGGCGTTCAGGGGACTCGTCTCCCATACGCACAAGGAAATTGTTTCAGCAAAATATAAAATAGGCAGCACTTATCATGATGCAATTATCAACAGCATTGAAGAAAAGGATGAAGAACTTGTAATGCACCTGCAGTTCAATCCTGTTGTGACTGGCGAGGTCACAGTATCGGAAATTGCCCTATATGATACATCAGGAGAGCTGTTCTATAAGAAGGCTGAAAACATCAAATTCAACCCTTCAAACGAAGGTGTCATTGTAAAACTGACAATCAATTTTATGGAGGTGAGCTAAGTGGGATTACTTTACAACGCAACAAAGTGGCTTGACCATGTTACACAGTTCCCTATGAGAAGACGCATAACGAAAAATGACGATGAAACATATGATCTTGTCAGAGCCGAGGGAGAAATCATCCAGCAAGGGACTGCAAGAAATGCCAAGAACTACAACAATATGGAGTCAGGTATTCTAGGGAATCAGATTCATCTCCTTGTGCTGGGACAGCAGATGCTTCAGGTACAGAGAGCATGTGAAGATACACGAGGAGAGTTTGGAATAATCACAGTAACGAACGCAAACAGGTATCCGTTTGCGTCCGCAGCAGTGACAGTTCCAATCAAGGAAAAGCGTTCAAATCTAGACTATGTCGTAGAAGTGGAAATCGTCTCCTCAAATGGAAATGTGGAGCAGATAGAAGTTTTTGACAAGCAGTTAAACGGATTTAAAATCAGATTTACAGGAAGTGCAAAAAGTGCAGAATTCAAGTATAAACTGACAGGAGGAAGATACTAATGAAACCAAGAGTTATCAATATGAACGAAGGAAACAAGATTGATTACGAGATTTTCGGAAATAAGATTATCTTTGCGGATGAACTCATGTTAAATCTAGAGAAATATGAGAGAGACGATCCCATGCATATTGATGTATGCAGGGATGAATTCGGATGTCTGTGCATGGGACTTGCGAATAACTATGTTGCTCAGATTGATATTCCAGCAAGAGAATATGAGTACATTGAAGATGGTCAGGACGAAGAGGGAAATACAAAATACAGACAGGAAGCAAAACCATTCGATATGGAAAAAGTCGTTATTACATTATGGGAGGTTAAAGAATAATGAATACAAATTTTGATGCAGTTAAACTTGCAGTTGAGGCAGCAACAGGAGGAAAGAATACGATCCTGTTTGATGATCTGGGTAATCCGTCCATCATGGTCAGAATTCCAAAATTCAAGATAAGCGATGTTATTGCAGGAGGCTCTCAGAATGTACATCCAGCATTCATCGTAAATGGCGTTGAAAAGGATGAAATCTACATAAGCAAGTATCAGAATATCATTGTGAATGACAGAGCATATTCATTGCCGATGCAAGACCCTAAGACATATATCAATTTTGATCAGGCGAAAAAAGCGTGCGAGAGCAAAGGAAAGGGATGGCATCTGATGACAAATGCAGAATGGGCAGCAATTGCCTTATGGTGCAAGAAAAACGGATACTATCCAAGAGGAAACAACAACTATGGATGTGATATATCATATCCTCATGAGAAAGGTGTCAAGACTTATGAATATGAAGGCAAGACTGGTCGTGTAGGAACAGGTTCAGGACCAGTGACATGGGCGCATGACGGAAGCGATTCAGGAATTTATGATCTAAATGGAAACGTATGGGAATGGGTCGGAGGACTTCGTTTAAAGGATGGAGAGATTCAAGTCATAGCGGACAACAATGCAGCTGCAGGAGTCGATATGGGAGCAAACAGTTCCTTGTGGAAAGCCATAAAAAAAGATGGCTCATTAGTAGCACCTGGTTCTGCTGATACACTAAAATTTGATTATACGGTAGACCCAGGTACAGCAAGTGCCAATAAGGGACTTGCAAAACTTGTAACAACATTAAGTCACAAACAGACATCAGAATCTCCATATTCAGCAGGTGCATTTGAAGATCTGACAGCAGACAGCGGAATAACAGTTCCTGAAATATTAAAGTCGTTGGCAATTATGCCTCACGGAGAAAAAGATAATCATGGAGACCATCTATGGATGAGGAATATAGGAGAACGTCTGTCTTTTCGTGGTGGTTCTTTTGCGACGTCTAGCCCTGCAGGCGTGTTCGCTCTGCGCCTCGTTAACCCACGTTCCACTTCCAGCCATGAGCTTGGTTTTCGCTCCGCTTTTGTAAATCTGTAATTTTGGTGTCAGTGTTCTGTTCTTGCCACGCTAGTGGCAATCTATCCCACCAGCGCAAGCTGGTGGGTATTTTTTATATATTTTTAAAGATATATATGATAGAATCTAAGATAAGAAGGGAGATGATCAGGTTTGGAAGAAACAGGAAAATATGAAACGCAGCTCGTAATACAGCAGGAAGTTTACGACATGCTTATCTATGCATATCCCCTGCTTGACAACTTTCCTAAAAGTCAGAAGTTTTCCCTTGTTCAGGATATTAAGAAAAGCATGGACGCTGTCTTGAAATATGCGATCACAGTAAATAAGAAGTATGTCAAAACGACAACGCTTGAAAAGATGGATATTGAGCTATCTGCCTTAAAAGTATATGTGAGGCTTGCGCATGACTTACATTACTTTAAGGGAGCTAACAACTATATGGAATTTTCAAGAAGGCTTAACAAAATTGGAAATATGCTTGGAGGATGGATTAAAGCTGAAAAAGCCAAGTCAGGCAATGTGCTTCCTGAAAAGACCTATGTATGTGCTCAATGTGGTTCAAAGATAACTGCCAAGTCGTATGAATATTCCATGAGAAATTATGGGAAAGCATTATGTTATCTTTGTCAAAAAAAATATAGGGATTAGACTGTTTGCGTTGCCTTTTCGTGGTGGTTCATTTCTTAATACGTCTAATGCAGGCGTGTTCGCTTGCGATCTTCAGAACCCACGTTCCTACTCTTCTGGTGCGATAGGTTTTCGCTCCGCTCTGTTCCATTAAGGGGATTAGACTAATGGTGCTGCCTTTTCGTGGTGGTCGTTGGATGTATGGTTCTGAGGCAGGCGTGTTCGCTTGCAATCTTCAGAACCCACGTTCCAACTCTTCTGATGCGATAGGTTTTCGCTCCGCTCTATTCCATAAGGGATTAGACTATGTATGCTGTCTTTTCGTGGTGGTTCTTTTGCGACGAATAGCCCTGCAGGCGTGTTCGCTCTGAATCTTAATGAACCACGTTCCTACAGCAACTCAAATTATGGTTTTCGCTCCGCTCTAACCCCAATAAGAGCAACAGGGATTGGACTGTATGTCTGCCTTTTCGTGGTGGTAATTGGTACAATCAGTCGAGTGCAGGCGTGTTCGCTCTGAACCTCGATAACCCACGTTCCAATTCCAGCAATGAAATTGGTTTTCGCTCCGCTCTGCTCTTGCGTTAGGTATTTGATGGATACGTCTGTCATTTCAAATCAAGGGAATAAAGGAGTCTAATTCCATGCTGAAAAAGCAAAAAAATGAATGAAAATGGAAGCCGATAGTAGCATATTGCAAACTCCGCTAAACATTTTAAGGTGATTAAATGAAGATTAAAAATATATATGATACTATTATTAGTGATGAAAATATATACAGGGCATACCTGAATGCAAGAAAAAGTAAAAGGTATAGAAAAGATGTTCTCGTTTTCACACGCAACCTTGAGTATAATCTGATTTCTATTCAAGATGAACTTGTAAATGAAATCATTGATTTTCCAAAGTATAAAGAATTTTACATATATGAGCCAAAGTGCAGGTTAATTCTTGCACAAAGTTTCAGAGAAGTCATCAAGCAGTGGGCATTCTATCAGGTGCTTAGTCCTCTTTTTAATAGTATGTATATAAATGACTCCTATGCCTGTATAAAAGGAAAAGGTCAGATTGCAGCAGTCAAGCGACTTCATTATTGGCTTAGACTTGTCAATAAAAATTATTATAATGCAGTCAAAAAAGGTGTTGAGCCTTCCCCACAGGACAAGTGGTACTATTTAAAGATGGATTTTAGTAAATACTTTTATCGTGTAGACCATGAAGTCATGATGAAAATCATTAGGAAGAAAATAAAGGACGAAAAGGTCATACGATGGCTAGAAAGCAGGATAAAAAGCCCTGATATGCCTTTTGGGCTTCCAGCAGGAAAAAGACCTGAAGATGTTGATCCTAGCGAAAGACTATATGATAAAGGCATGCCTGTTGGAGCGCTCATATCGCAGATGCTTGCAAATGTATATAATAACGAGATTGATCAGTACGCAAAAAGGACTCTTGGAATCAAGTATTATATACGCTATCAGGATGACATAGTTGTGCTTTCCAATGATAAGAAGCAGATAAAGGAATGGCATAGACTACTGGAGAAATTTGCAAATGAAGAAATGAAGATGGAACTGAATGACAAGACATGCATTCGACCTGTTGGACAGGGCATTGAATTTTGTGGCTTTCGATTATGGGGTACACATGTTAAAATTAGGAAAAGTACAGCACTTAAGATGAAACGTAATCTGAAAGGTGTAATGAAACATTACAGCGAAGGAAAGATAACACTTGATCACGCAAATCAGGTGGTCAGTTCGTATTTGGGATTACTTAAACACAGCGATAGTTATGCATTGAGAACTGAAATATTTGGAGATTATGAACGAGGCATTGAAGGATGGTTTGTTCTCAAAAGAAAGAGTGATGAATGACATCGCTCTTTTTAAATTCATTTTAAAATACTTTATTTTTCGACTTTATTTTATTTATGTAGAATAACAGACGAAGGGAGGTCTTGAAATGGATATTTCAAAAACAGTATCATTGATTTTTATGCTATTGGTCTTTGCAACACTGATTCAGTTTCTTGTGAACAGACTGAAAGCAATTTTAGGTGCTAAAGTCATGAAATATCTTCCTGCAGATGTATTGGCTGCATTCTTGGGAATATTGTTTGCACTTATGTTCGGAATTGATGTATTCAAATACTTCGGTCTCAGCACTAGTATTCCTTATGTAGGATGCCTTATTTCAGGATTGATTATTTCGGCTGGTGCACCAGCTATTCATGAGCTTATTACAAGCATCAGAGAACAGAGAAAAGCATTAGAAAGTAATAAGGAGGCGAACTGATATGATTAAAATCATTCAAAATTTAGTTTCAAAAGCAAAATATGGAATCAAATGTCCATATTCCATGAAGCCAACTAGAATCGTTGTACATAATACTGCAAACGATGCACCTGCAAAAAATGAAATTTCATACATGATCAGCAATGACAATGAAGTGTCGTTTCATTTTGCGGTAGACGATAAGGAAGTTATACAGGGAATTCCATTGGATCGTAATGCATGGCATGCAGGAGATGGAGGAAATGGAAAAGGAAACAGAGAAGGAATTGCAATTGAAATCTGCTATTCAAAAAGCGGTGGAGAACGATTTGAAAAGGCAGAAAGACTGGCTGCTGAATTAATTGCTCAGCTATTAAAAGAAAGAGGATGGAGAATTGACAAGGTTACAAAACATCAGGATTATTCTGATAAATACTGTCCGCATCGTACTTTGGACATGGGATGGCAGCGTTTCTTGGACATGGTAAAGAAAGAACTTGGAGATAATTCTTCTGACACTTCAAATAAAAAGTCTATTGATGAGGTAGTAGATGAGGTCATTGCTGGTAAATGGGGCAATGGGAACGACCGCAAGAAACAGCTAGAAGCTGCTGGATATGACTACAATGTTATTCAGAGTAAAGTTAATGCAAAACTGAATGGCAGTTCTTCAACATCCAGCAAGCCATCAAAGACTATTTCTCAGATTGCTGATGAAGTCATTGCTGGCAAATGGGGCAATGGAAACGACCGCAAACAGCGATTAGAAAAAGCAGGGTACAACTATAATGAAGTACAGAAAAAAGTGAACGAGAAACTAGGTGGTGCTTCTTCTTCCAAACCTGCCAAAAAATCAAATGAAACGATTGCAAAAGAAGTCATTCGTGGTGACTGGGGCAATGGTGCAGAGCGCAAGAAACGACTTGAAGCTGCAGGATACAATTACAACACTATTCAAAATCTAGTAAATAAAATGCTGTAGTTGTTATTTGTGGGATAGTTTAAAAGCTATCCCTATTATATGTTATCTCTCCTGACATAGCCTTCCCCCCCTTATATGAAAGGAGAGCATAAAAATGAACAGTTTTATTCCATGGATTGGTGGTAAGAAATTACTTAGAAAAGAGATTCTAGCAAGGTTTCCAAAGGAGACACCTTCAAGATATATTGAGGTTTTTGGAGGTGCTGGATGGGTATTATTTGCTAAGGAACAACATAGCAAGCAATTAGAAGTATTTAACGATTTGAACAGTGACTTGATTAATCTATATAGATGTGTCAAATATCATGCACAGGAGGTTCAAAGAGAATGTTCCTTGTTATTAAATTCAAGGGAATTGTTTTTTGATTATAAGGAACAGAGCCAATTAAGTGGTCTAACAGATATACAGAGGGCAGCACGCTTTCTATATATTATAAAGACTTCATATGGAGCAGATGGTAGAACATATGGTACAAATGCTAAAAATATTTATTATTCTGTAGATCTATTACAGTCCATAGGCGAGAGACTAAAAAAAGTTGTTATTGAAAATAAAACATATGATAATCTTATCAAAGTATATGATCGAGAAAACGCATTATTCTATTTAGACCCTCCTTACTATAAGACTGAAAAGTATTATGGTAATCTATTTAATGAGGAAGATCATATCAAACTGAGAGATATTCTAAAAGATATAAAAGGTAAATTTATTCTTTCGTATAATGACTGTGAATTTATCAGAAGCCTATATTCGGAGTTTGTTATCGAAGAGGTTGAAAGAAGCAATAATCTGATTCAGAAAGACAAGCCAATGTATAAAGAACTGATTATTAGAAATTTCAAGTAA